GTAGAGCCGTAATCTGCTCTTGTATTGGGTTGATTGCGCCAGTTATAGCTTCTTGCCTTTGAGCGGCAATCGGATCAATTGCGGCTTGAATAGCTGCTTGCCTTTGCTCCTCAATCTGTGCGGGATCGAGCATCTGCCCCTGAAGGTCAGCTATTTGTGTGGTTGTACCTTTCAAAGACTCCTGCAATGCTGCAAGTTCCTCAGAGCTTGCCGTACCCTCCATCGCTTTTTGCAAAAGCTCAATCTCTGATCCTAAAGCCGTGGTTGAGGCAGAAACACTCGCAACATCTGTTTGCAATTGCTCAAGGCTTTGAAGGGGTGCTAAACCACCAATTTTGCCTTCAACGTCCGATTTCAAAGACTCAATAGCGGTGTTAATTTGGTCTGGAGTAAGAGTTCCAGTTTCCATCGCTTGAGCGATAGACGCGTTAACTTGATCGTTGGTCAGCATGCCGTCGCGCAAAGCTTCCATTTGATCAAACAGTTGTTTTCTCTCTTCACTTCCTGTGTTTTCAAGGGTTTCAGATTCGGCTCGTAGATTATCAATTTCCGTTTGAATCTGATCGATTGGAAGGCTTGCAATGTTTTCTTGCAGATTGGTTACACTAGCCTCTATGTTGCCTAAAAGGGTTTCTCTTTCACCCCGTAAAGCTTCTAACTGAGCTTTGTTTTCGGCTTGAATCTCTGACTGAACAGCTCCCAAGCTTTCTCGAACAGAGTCTATCTCGGCCTGAACCGCTTCTGCTGCGCTTTTTTGAGCACCGGTAAGTTGTGCGTCTCGTTCGTCAAGATCAGCGTTTATTTGCTCCTGAGTGGAATTAAGGGTTGCACCTAGCTCGCTAATCCTTGCGTCAATATCGCCAATCAAAGAGCCTTGCCGATCCTCTAAACTGCCAATAGCCTCGGTTTGAGCGGCTCTTACTCTTTCCTCAGAAGCTGCTAAATCCGCAGCAGTCTGGTCAATATTCTGTTGAATTAAGTCACTAATTCTTTTTTGCTCAGCGGTCAACGCTGATCGTTCATCAATCCCTTCTTGCCGCAAAGCCGCTGTTTCTGTATCAACACCAGTTCTTAATTCGTTAATCCTGTCTTCCAAGGTTTTGGTCAAACCAGATCTTTCAGACGCAGCCGCTTCTTCTGCTGTCGATATGTCTTGCCTTAAAAGGTCTCTAAGTGAATCGATTTCACTCTGACGAGCAATTGCGGCAGCTTCGTCCGCAGCTTTTTGCTCATCCATGATTTTTTGATATTGAGTAGAGAGAAGCTCTTCAGTGCTTGGCCCTTCAATCGCAACCTTATTCATTTCATAAGGATTTGGCGCATCTCTTGAGCCACGGTCATAAACCGGTCGCTGCATCAAATAATCTTGAAGGGAGGCATAAGGAGAGGCTGAGCTACCATATTCGTCAACTGCTTGTTGCATATTGTCTGATAGAGCCATTAGATCACCATTTTTTGCAAGACCAGTAACGAGGTGTCAGCTTGTCTTTCGCCGTAGAACATTTATGGCGAGCGCGAAAACTGGCTCTTCTTTCTGGTATGTTTTTTTTGATTGTCATGTTGGGATCGCCAAAACGAACCAACTTAATTTGGTCACCTTGACGCGCAAGAACCGCAAACTTCTTTTTCCCGCCGGAAGTTCTTTTTGGTTTATTAAAACCGGAGAACGACTCGCCACGATAGGTGACTCTGCCGCCCTCGGTTCTTTTTGCGTCTTTTGTCGTAGCCATCAAGCGTACTCTTTTACAAGCTCCAAAATGACCGTGTAAGTGTCTGTATTGCTCGCCCCGATAGTCGTAAACAAGATATCTCCGGTTACACCAGCGCCAGCGTTATTTGGAATGCCAGTGAACGAAGAATAGTCATGAAAACCATTGCTGTCTGGTGACAAGCCAATAATTAGGGTATTTACCGTTGCATCACACAACAGCTCGACCCCCATCCCAACACACTGCCACCATATCTTAGCAACTGTAACCTTGGTGCAAGCCTTACCCGCAGAGTTGGTGGTCAAAGCTGAAACATCAACCTTGACCACATTAGTCTCTCCGGTTCCGTCACTAATGTTAGTGAATTTAAGGACAGCCTTACGCTCTCCATCCTGAATGGTTTGGCTGGTTACTGCATCTGCCATTGCCTATCTCCTATTCTGTGGATTAAGCGTCAGCAAAAGGAGTAACAATTGTTCCGCTTCCGATCAGCAAAGAGTCATGAACCAAGTAGGTTGCAGTATCGATAGCAGTTACTTTGATAACACTGCCAACAATTCCGCCTTTGGTAGATCCATTCAAAGTCATAACGTCGTTGGATGCGGCAGGAACGAATGCTTTATTAGTACCATCATCGACAGCTACTATCGCAGCGCCAACAAACTTGTCGGTTCCATCTGTTTTGATGTCCAAATCAGTGGCTGCGGTTTCAACATAGAAAAAGAAAGACGCGCCAATGTTGTTTGCTTGATCAGGGGCTGTCGGGTCACTAGGAGTGGCTGAAGAGATAGAAGGCAAAGTAAACTTGCCGTCTGCATCATTCAACATAATGATTTTACCGGCATGAGCCGCAACGGTTAAAGTTGTGTCAGCAGATAAGCTAACGCTGCTGTTAACGCCAGCAGTAATAAAACCAGCTAAAGATTTAACGGGTCCAGAAAAAGTGGTTTGCGCCATTATGGTCACCTCTTACGAAAGGATTCGCCCCACTGTCTTCGTAACGTCCGCTGAGCCGGTCAGTAGGGCTAATTTATCTCAGGTCAATGACATTCTAGGTCAATATTAAGACAAAAAAAAGGGGCCGTTTGGCCCCTTAGTTTTAGGCTCCTTGAGAGCCGTAGATGCCTCTCCAGTCGGACCAACCGAATGAATAACGCTCTCGCGCCTTGTATCGGATGTTTCCGGTGGTGAAGTCTGGTTCCATAGACGTTTCCATGCTAGTGCGCTGGAACATCTTGAGACCTTCGCCTTGGTCTGTCACAGAAGTCAACAGGAAGAAAGCGTCTGGATCGTTCAAGTAGTGGTTAACAGTGTAACCACCGGGCAGAACGCCAGTGTTTCTGATCGCGTTAACATCATTGTCAGCAGTACCAGATCGCTTGTCAGAATTCAAGATTCTGTCCGCAACAAATACCAATTGTGGAGGAACGACTAACTTAGTCGCCTGAACCGAAATGGTCAGTCCTCGGTCATCGGTAAAAGTGCTGATATCGATCAAAGCATCTTCAAGTGAAGTTTCATTGAGGTCAGCCATCGTCGTAGCTCGGTTAGCAGCAGTGCCGCCACCAGCCAGAGGGTGAGCTGTGTTGATCAATGATACGCCGTCACCGCCAGTATAAGTACCAGAGAAAGCGTTATTCAGCACATCAGCGCCTTTTACTTCCTTGGTATTTGACATTGAGCGAGCCAGAGCTTTCACATATCGCTTACCGAGTGAGTCATACAAATTGTCTTCTACTGCTTCATCCGTCCATAAGTCATTGTTTTAATGACTTTTTTGTTCAGGCCAAGTCGCTAATTTGACCCCGTTCTTTTCAGAACCGCTGCATGTCGCCATGCAGATCAGACTATATCTTCAACCGTTCTGGTTGGATGGCGCTTCCACTCGCTTGAGTGTACTCCCTTTCGGGATAGTCGTTGCACGTTCCTCTTTCGAGGCTTCGCTCAGGATTGTCTTCGTGAGATGTTCCCTGAATTCACCATCTTATGTCCTGCGTATTCCTACGCAGCGCGTCCACGGATATTATCAAACGCGAATGCTAACGCAATTGTTTCATGCGTATAGCGAGCAGAGTAAGACTCAGAAGCATTGTCAAAAACAACGCCCTGACCTTCAGTTTTTGTTGGTGCCGAACCAAAACCAGTAATTAACACCTCTTCTTCAAAGGCACGTTGAGAATCTTCGATTGCGTAGATTTCTTCGTACTCTCGGTCGTATGAATCATACGACATACCAAAAAGGCTGTTTAAACCCGGTTCCAATTCCTTGGCTAATTGCGCTCTTGAAATTGCCATTAGTCAGTCTCCTTATGCTAGACCAGCAGATTTAACACCGGCAATGTGGTTTTGAATAACCACAAGCACGTTGGTGTTAGCACTTGCCACATCTTCGTTATCAGGATCTTGAGAAATGTCCAAAGCTTTTAACGGCAAAGTTGTTGTCGTTGCGCCAGTGGTCACATCAAGTTCCACGTTTGATCGGCCAGAAGCTGTATCACCAGTCGTAGCTTGGTCAACAATATCAAAATTGCCAAACAAATCTGCGATCGGGAAAGCTGCATCAGCTTGAATAGCAAAGACGGTCATAGGATCGTCGATGATAAAAGCAATGATGTCTGATGCCGCGATTGAACCGGGGTAGTAGTTAGAATAAACTTGCTCTCCCGATGTGGGGTCTGTGTATTGACACCCGTTAAAAACCCCGACTACGGGGACAGCACTTCCTGCTGCGGCTCGTTCGATACCGCCACCGGTTACTTGCTTAACAAGATCTCCATTGAAGATCTTGCCGCTCAAACCAGAAGCAATACGATATCGACTTTGGCCACCAGAGTAGGGAGCACCACCCATCATACGGACGGGGCGTAAACCAAAGGCTGCGTCTTTGTTAGCCATTGTTTTTCTCCTTTAGACTTATCGTCTGCCAAATGTTACTGAGGAGTCTCGCTGCGGGTCATACTTAACGTAACGTGAATCACCACGAGTTTCGTTAAACATTGTGTTATCCAATGCGTCACGAGCCGCTTGGTTCTTATCGTTATAATAAGAGTTTCGCTCTTCAATCGTTTCGTTAGGAATTTTCGCCAGCAATAATCCCTCGTTGTAAATGACGCCAGCATGTCTTCCAGAATCCATCGTGGGAAGCTCCCACTCTGGAGGTAAGTCAGAACCTTTTACCAGTTCCCAACCTTCCCTAATCCTTCGACTTACGTTAGCTCGATCCTCTTGCCCTAACATGCTCTCTCGAATCCACCGATAGGTGTAACCGGGAGGAGAAGGGGGAGTTTCTAGCTTTCGTACTGGTCGCCACGGTCTACGTCGAGCCTTTTTATCGTGTGTCTCGGAATCACGCGAAGCGCGGGTTTTAGCTGTATCTGTCATTATCTTGCCTCCCTTTGAGCAATTTTTTGCTTTTCTGATGCCACTCTTTTCAACCATGCCTCTTCAGACATATTGTGTGGCTTCAAACCACGGAGGCGCTGAAGTTCTGACTGAGTGAACTTAACACCACGCTTGTTGCTTCGTGTTTGTTGCCGACCAGCAGGGCTGGCGGAAGCGACTCTTTGCACGGCGGGTCTGCCTTCCTGTTTATCGACTTTCGTTTCTGTCCTGAGATTAGGATAGATACGAAAAACTCTTGTGTCCAACTCATTATAATACTCTTCTGAGTCGGGTTCATAGCCCTCGTTAATGAGGTTAAAATGAGTGAAATACGCAAATTGAGTCGCTTGCAAGTTTTCTTCGTTCTCAGAGTCGCCATACCACTGATTTTGCTCATGCCAAGATAAAGCCTCGTTTGTCGGCTTAATGTCTTGCTGTTGCTGGGCTTGCTCTTGCGGCTGGTATGCCTGATAGTTTTCTTGCTGAGCCGCTACAGGCTGCTCCATTGACTGGGCTTGCCTAGATTTAGCTACCCGAAGTTTTTCTTTCTGAATAGCAATGTCGTTTTTCAACGTGTCAGCCTTGCTGATCAAATCAGGATCACCGGACCGAATCGCTTTTCGATAGATATCATCTATCTGACTTTCTTTGCTAATCAGAGCTTCTTCTTCTTTTTGAAGCACCGTCTGCTGTTGAACCACCGAATGTTGTCGGTAAGCGTTTAGCTCTTGTTCTTTTTGCATCGCAACTTGCTCTAAATATTGAGCACGTTCTTCAGCTTGCTTAGTTTTTTGATTTAATTTGTTGATCCGCTTGGAGACAGACTTTGTATATC